CATAGGCTTCAAGCCTATGTCCGATATTGCTTTGTCGTCATTGTTTTGGATAGGAGATGAAGACTGCAAATAAGGATTTTTAAGTCCGTACAATTTGTTATTATGTGTATAGTGTTTTCCGTTTGGTTTTATTTGTCAGCAGCGAGCAAGGTATTTATATTCACGTTCATTAATCGATTTTAAATGAAATTTTGGTATAAGTAGTCATGTTATTTTATTAGGAGTATGTTATGAAACATTGGCACCTTATTTGCAGTCATTAAAATGTTATAAAAAATTAGTGACCAAATAAATAGGACTAGACCTTTATAGGCCTAGTCCTGATTTTATTTAGTTGGTTTTATTATTTACCTGTCCAAGTAGTCTTAGAACCAGTATTACCTTCACCATTGCCAGTCAATGTACCATTGAAAGGTTTCATGTTAGTAATACCAGAGTAAGTCATTTCGGATTCATCCCAGATTGTACCTTTACGTACCCAATCAAGTAAGCTTTGAGCTTTCTTGTTTACAGATGGGTTAGCAATAGGGAAACCGGAGAATTCAACAGACAATTCTTTGAAGCCGATATCTTGACGGTCTACGTTGTAGATATTCAAGTCAGCATTTGTAGGTTGAGCAGCTACGATGTAGAATGCTTTTTCTACGTTCATCAAAGTATTATCAGTTACGATATATAAGAAGCTAAATACTTCTTTATCGAAACCAGGGTCTGTGATAGTACCATCTTCAATAAGACCATGATAATGTTTAACTTGTGTTGTTGGATCTTTGATACCACGCAAGAACAATTCATGAACTTTTGTTAAGATAGAACCAGATTTTTCGAAGTAACGTAATGTGAAAGTAGAAGCAGATTGGCTATTAACTTTGTTAATTACGTTGATATTTTTAACACCGTTTGTTAATTCTGCAGTTTCGGAGTTGATGTTATCAATACCGTCTAAACCACGGAATTCATATTCAAGAATATGAACGTAAGTGTTAATTAATTTAGCATATTGCTCATGTTTTTCAGCTAACTTCTTCAAGAAGAATGGGATATCAAGTACTAAGAATAAACCATAACCAGATTCAAATTGGTTGAATTGGTAAAGGTTAGCCCAGTCAGTTACACCACGGAATAAAGCATAGTTAGTCAAATCACGAATATCTTTAGTGCCGTCGAAGATAAAATTAACAGCACCACTTGTACGTTGTTCAGCCATTTTTATCCTCCTTATTAGATCTTGGCACTATTGTTAGTAGTAGCAATTGGAATAGCTACGATACGGAAGATTTCTGCTTGAGCAAAATCTTTGAAAGATACTTTGATTACAGCATATACAATCTTGTTAGCTGCATATACAGAATCAGTTTGGAAATCAATAGAAATAGATGCAAATTTAGAGGAAGATGCATCGATAACTGCTTGAATGTCTTTCTTATAGTCTTCAAAGTCTGCACCAGTAATAAATTTATAACGGGATTTAGGACATTGAATACGAATATCTTTAATAAGACCTTGGATATTCAATACGTTATTGATAAAGCTCAATTGTGTAAAGATATCTTGGGATGTATATTCAGTAGCAATATGGAAGATACCATTATAGTATTTACCAAAGTTGATACGAAGATCATCCATTTGGTCTACTTGGTTACCAGCTGGAGTAATCTTAGGCACATAGCTTAAAGTACCTTCGATAATTTCAGGAACTGTCCAACCGTTACTTTGACCAGCACAAACTAAAGAACGACCATTAGCAAAGTGCATACAGATCAAACGAGAGATTGCATAGCCCATAGTAACAGTAACTTGTTTCTTAGTATATGGATCATAAGTATCAAAGTATTGACAATAAGTACCGATAAATTTGTTATTGATACCATTGTTAAGTGTCTTAGCATTCTTAATAGCAAGGATATTGGTCAAACCAGTTGTACCCATATCGCGGAAGAAGAATACGTCTTGACGGAAAGTAACTAATGCTTCGATAGCACGTTTAGTAATGTGAGGATATGCCGCATCAACTACCACATCGATAGGGTTGTTGTCTGTGTCATAAATTTCATCATTAAAAGTACCATCATATACTTTAGTCATTTCTTTAGCATAAACAGATTGATTATCAGTTACGCCTTTATAAGTTTTGATAGGAGCATCGCCAAAAGTTTCACCATTGAAACCACCGATCAGAGGATGACCGTTTACGGAATCAAGTTTAACTGTAGCAACACCATCAGTTGTAGAAGTTAAAACTTCAAATGTTTTGAAAGTTTCGCCTCTCCAAGTGCGTGCAGTGATGATATCAGATTCACGAAGTACTGCTTCTTCAATACCAGAAAGAGAAGCAATTTTTGCGAATAATAAATTAACTTGATCTTCGAAACCAAAGCATTTTACTTGTTTAGAAGTACGTTTGATTACGGAGTCAAAGAATAAGTTAAAGCCAGATTCTACTTCATCTGGATTTAAAGAGAATACAATGGATTCCAATGTATTATTGTTTTCTTCGATGTCCAATACATAACGAGTAGATTGAGCAGAGCGAGAAAGTGTAGTATCAGTGGAAATGGTAATGGATTTTGCAGATACACCACGACCATTATCAGTGATCAAGAACAAAGGATAACGATTATCTTTATTGTTTTTGAATTTGTTATAGAAAGCTTCAGCAACTGCTTTATAGTCGGAACCATATTTGTTTTCAGTGGCTTCAAGAGTTTCTATAGAGAAGTTAACTTGACAAACTTTAAACATAGCAGCAACGCCGTCGCTACCTGCTTCAGTTTTTGTGTAAAGTGGACGATCTTCTGGTTTGGAAACTGTATCTACATCAGTTTTCTTCCAATATAAATCTTCCATTTCATAACTTCCATCTGGTTTTGTTACAGGAGCTCCTGTTACAGAGTCTGTTTTAATTCGAGTTTCTTGACGGGAAATTTCTTTGGTATGAGCTACAACACCAAGCATAGCTAAACGAGAAGTTGGGTCAACAACACGTTTTGCATAAACAATACCACCATTGTTGATTACGTTAGCGGCTTGAAGTAAAGGTTGCCCATGACGTGCAAAGGAAATTTCACCATATTGGTCAAAGAAATCTTTACCTTGCCATTTTGTATATTCTTCAGTGCCTTTGTCGGATGTGAAGCCGGCAAATACAATCGGCCTAACAGTAGAGTCAGCTACATTCAGAGAAGGAATATAACTTTGGTCTTCAAGAATGATTTTTGTACCAATCATAATCTCTTATTTCCTCCTTAATAGAATTAAAATAGTTCTAAACGATCCGATTGGAGATCTATTTAAACTTTTATTCATATGTTATTCCGGGCCCTTTAGGTCATTAGGATCTTTTCCATTGGGCTATCTACCTTATTCTTGTTGATTACTGCGTTTACGACAGCATCATCCCAGTTTTCAGAAGTGATAGAAGTAAAGGCGGAAATATATTTAGGAATCATCTTAATAGATACTGGTTTGTATTTATGCATGTCGGTCTCTTTAGCCAATCGGAACGGAACTGATTCATCTTTGGTAGATCTACATAATTCAGAAATAAGAATACCAAACATCTGAGCAGATATACCGAAGGAAGATCCATTAAATTTAATAGAGTCCATTAAGAAGGTATGTAATTCATCATAAGGAATTACATTAGGTATATTGCCAGTAATCATAAAGATTCTAAACATATTTTCTACGTTCGTGATATCTTCTGGAGATCCAGTATTTACAATAGCCACATCATCTTTCTTAAATCTAAGAATACGATAGTCTACTGGAACTGGAATCTTCTTGTCTAGAATGTAGTCTTTGACTTTTTCAACAGAAGAAGGCATACAGGAAATTAACACAGGGTGGTTAAATAGTTTAACTCCATATATCGATTTTCCTTTAGAGTCGAAGACCTCATATGAAAAAAGCCCGAGAGTATTAATATACTCCCCGGCTTCTTCTGCATACTTCATATGACCGTCATTCCTAAAATAATTTTCAGGGATATAGTAAACTAATTCCCCATCTCCCTTAAAGATAAGGGAATTCCCATCCTCTTTAAGGAAGGCATTAACTTTAGTCATAGACATTAGTTTGCACCTCTAGTTTTTTCTAATAGTTCATTGATCTTAGCCATAACATCTTGAACTTCTTTTTTGGTAGCATAAGCTGATAAATCTTGAGCTCCACCACCGGCTTTAAGTTTTTCTTCTAAAGCTGCAGTAGTTACATAGCCATTCAATTTAGTATCTACTTGGCTCTTACTATATATCGCAGTACCATAATGCGCTGTAGTAATAACAGTATTAGAATTCTTACCATCATATACAGTCAATGCATTAGTACATAACGCCATAGGTTTATCTTTAGAACCCATTTCTACATTACCATTTTTATTTATCTTGGCAATAGGAATCCATTTATTATCTGGAGATTTACCATATAAATATTGTTGGTTTGGTAAGAAGATACCGTTTTTGAAATGGATATCATTAATATGCTCATATGCAGATTTAACTGGATCATGAACGTAGATATTAACTTGCCCACCTTCATTAGATGCCATATAAATCATACCATTTGCATATGCGAAGTCTTCAATTTCAATACTGGAATTAATTTCGACTTCACGTAGAATAGTACCAGCATAATCAGATTCAACAATTCGATTCAATGTAGCAAATACAATAGTTTTATCCATAAGTAATGCACCATTAGAATCATTGTTTGTTTCATTTACAGTTACTGTAACTTCTTTTTCTACAGAATTAAGATTAGCATAATCATATAATCTTAATTTACGTGTAGCATTAGTATCACCAGGAACTATAGATAATAATTTTTTGCTACCTTTATTATAGTCAATATTAAAGAATTTATCAGTATAGTCGGTATAACCATCAACTGTTAAATCATCATTAAGTCTATAAATTCTATTACCATTGGCTGCGCCATTAGTAACTAAGATGTGAGTACCATCATATGTCAATGTATTACAGTGACCTAAGATATCAGCACCAGTGAAAGACCGTTTAGTTAAAACAGAGAAGTCTGTTGGGGATAATTCATAGATAACTTGTTTTGTATTATCAGAATTAACGCATGCAAGAATAAATGTATTCTTTTTAAAGTTGTAAGTAAACCCTTGACATTGGTTTACATCAGGATCTAATTTAATATTTGTAGCTAAAGTGATATGATCTGCAGATTTAATCTGTGCTAGATTTTTTAAGATTGCTTCATTAACTTTAGTACTAAGTTTATAAATGTCTTTAGCAACTTCTTGAATTGCTGGGGTTAAAATGCCTTTAATGAGTTGAGTAAGATTCTTCATAGTAATTTCTCCAACCTATTAATTATGGGAAAATATTAAAACTCTATATTTAATTGTTGAAAGAATGAGTAAATACCCAATGAGGATGAACCTCATTGAGTATTTTATATTAATTAGTAAATCGGAGTACCGATAACCATCATTTTAGACAATTCTTCTGCTTTAGATGGGAAGAGTTCTGTTGATGGTGTAGCATCAAATGGAATTCTATAAGAATCGGCATCGACCCATTGTTTAGTCGAGTAATTATATCGTTTAGTTTCATCTTTATTAAATAGAGGAATACGATATTTCAAGAAATCTTCATCAGTCATAGCTGGATTTGTTTCAGAAATACAGCAATGGATATATTTAGCAAATTTATCTATAGCCGCATATTGAGTATAATCAAATCTATAATCTGCTGCATTGTATGCACTCTTAACGAAAGCATCTACATCTGCCATTTCATCATAGTGCTCTAATGTCGGTTTTACAACTTTAACTCCAGTGTCTTCAAATATATATTTAATTGGAGTTGGTTTGGTTTGATAAATATTATCTATATTTCCACTAACTAGATCTCTAAAAACTTTAGCATGCATAGGTAATACTACTTTATTTACTCTAACCTCAGAAACAGTACTGTTATAAATTAGAGGGGCCTCGCCATCGATAAATTTCATTTTCGTAATTTGTTCACCATTTGATTTAAATTTAGTAAATGGTGGGGCTACATAGAAAGCGGGTTTATATGTCATATCATAATCAAGTTTGGTTTCATCTTTTCCTATATAACCAAGCTCTATAGTAAAATCAAATGCAGTATACATTATTTCATTACCAAATGGATAAACACCAGCATCTGTAGTTCTTGATACATCTACAGTTACTGGTTTTCCCAATAACCGTAATTGACTACTCATTGGAGTAAGACCAGTAGAATGTAATTTATATCCTGATCCAATACTATAGTTTGTACAAGCAGGCCATATAGTATTATATTTGCTAATAATACGATCTTTATTAAAGACTCTATCATTAATTAAGACTATTCCCTCTAATGGAGAACTACTACTAGTGTCATAGGGGTATAGATTATATAACATTGGAATTTTATCTTTTCCTAGCATCTTATAAGTATCTACAGTTCCATCATATAATAATGGTGGAGATATTTCATAATATTTTTTATCATCTGGAGTAGCAGATGCCACCGGTTCCCAAGTCTTAGTAGAGTAATTGTATTTTTTACTACCATCTTCATTAAAAAGAGGCAACCTCAATAATATAGCTTCAAGTTTATCTACATTTATTACAGATGGATCTATATAAATATGAACTAGCTTAGACATTAGTTTTGCAATATTAGCACTAATGCCTTTAAAGTTTTTACTTTGTTCTTTAAAATA